GTCCTGCATAGCGACCAAAGCTTGAAACGCTGCGTGTTTGAGTTTTCTGTCATGCGCTTCCGCCCGTTCCCGAATTTCATCCGCCATGAAGGCCGGAATATTCCGCCATTCCCGATACCAAAGCTTCTTGGCTTGGCCGTATGGCAATCCCGCCCGCATACTTGCGCGACGGATGCACGCCTTCACTGACTCACCGGCTGTCACGGGGTCAGCAAGACGCCGAAGCAACACACTTATCTCGTCCTGTATCTGTTCGGCTGTCCTAACCATTTCCTGCCTCAAGGATGAGCATTCCGCACACGGGGAAACCCGCACGGCTATGCAATAGAAAACAAGGAGGTGAACCATGACGAACGTGATTGATCTTGGAAAAGTGCGGGCGCGACTTGGCCGTGACGGAAACCGGCCTATGCATCGCCGCGCCCGCCCCTTGAAGCGCAGCACCAGGGAGGCAGGCGGCAGCTTCAGGGATTTGGGATCGATCAGCGCCGAGATACTGCGGCGACTGAGCGAGTAAGAAATGGCCCGCGCGGGTGGAGTGAGCGCGGGCCAAGTTGCCGCTTGTCACCGCAAGGGCGCGATGTGCCGCGATGGAGGTCGCAGGGAGTGTGCGCGGCAAGGCGGGGGAGGTGTTCATCACGCGGCCACCGCGTGCATCGCCACAAGGCGTTCATACGAAACGTCAATGCCGCCTTCGCGGCAGGCATCTACAAGCTTGGGCCAATACTTCACCGGGATGCGTCCACGGCGCTTCATCTCCGAAGCTGTCGTGAACCCCACATCCAAAATGCGCGCGACCTTCGTCGGCCCGCCAAGCTGTTCAAATAGCACAGAAACCGTATCCATGCCCAAGAACTAACACGATGCATGTTAAGATGCAAACATTATTTGTGTTAGCCGCACAGATAGTCCGGTTCTATGACTAATATGAATGAGCGGCTCAGAGAAGCTCGAATTGCGGCAGGCTACGCGTCGGCTAGTGCTGCGGCAAAAGCGCATGGGTGGAGTGTTTCCACCTACATTGCCCACGAGAATGGGCAAAATGACTACAATCCAGATCGCGCGGAAGTTTATGCTAAAGCTTTTAAGACAACCGGAGAATGGTTGCTGCTGGGCAAAGAGGAAACGCTTTCTGGCATTGATGCACAGTTGAAAACCTTGCCACCGGATGAGGCACGCCGTCTATTTGCGGAGTTCACGGCCATGATCCGCGGCGTCAAAATTGTAGGTAAAATTCGCTAGGCCCTTAGACAACTAAAAAATTTGCCCGTGCTTAACACGTTTTATGTTGACATGATCCGTGTTAACATGCGATATGTTCTCCCATCAAACAGGGAGAACCGCAATGCAACAAGTGCTTACCCTCTCGCAAATTCGGACCCGTGACGCGCTGGAAGCCGTCTCCGTTCCGCTTCTCGAAAAGTTCAAGACCCAGCTTGCCGGTCAGATCAAGGCGCTGGTCGAAGCCGAGTACGCCAAGACCGAGTTCGCGTGGATACGTGACCCCGATCTGAATGTGCTGGATGATTATCTGGAACAGGCTTTGGGTGACTGTTTCTACGGCGTCGAGCAGGAGATCAAGTCATGAAGCGCGACTATCACGCCGCTGCGGCTCACGCCTCTTACCTCACCCGCTACGCCGCAATGGCGGCTGGCAGCGAAAGCGCCGGGTCTGCATCAACCGTCTACCAGCGCATGAGCATTGATGAGCTTCGCGGCGTTGCCTACGCCCTTGGCTTTGATCTGGTGCCGCACGTTGCCAAGATTGAGGAGGCGGCGTGATGAACATCAATAGCGCGTACTACCAAATCACATATGCAAGAAACTGGTTCAGTCATGCTCGGCATATGGAGGGAAACAATCAACGCAAGTGCGCCGATGTCGGTCTTGTGTGCCTCGAAAATGCAGCAAGAGCATTGGGTTATGATTTGGTGCGCTCCTCAAAATTAGCACCGTTACCCGACGATGCGGAGGACTTGTGATGCTCCGCGATTACCTCATCTGCCTCGCACTCTTCACATTCATGCTCATCGGAGCCGGGTTATGACCGACAAATCTGCACTTCACAAAGCCGTGACTGCCGTGATGAACGAAGTTCACAGTCTCAAGAAGGACGAAAAGAACAGCCACGGCTCATACAACTACGTGTCCGTTGACAGCTTCAAGAACCTCGTTCGCCCGCTCATGGCAAAGCATGGCCTGTCACTGTCCATGAACGAGGTTGCGTATCGCCTGGAACCCATACAGGGCCGCAACGGCGTCACGATGAACGCTTGCATCACCTATGAGTTCAAACTGCGCCATGAAGGCGGTGCAGAAGACGATCCCGAACGGGCAACCATCACCCTGCCCCTCACTGGCGCACAAACCTCCGGTGCTGCAAAGTCCTATGCCCTCAAGGAATACCTCAAAGGCCGGTTCCTTGTGTCCACGGGTGATCGGGACATGATTGAAGGCGGTGCCGATGCGGATGCCTACAAGCCTCAGGACTACACAGCTCCCAAGCCACAGGAACAGCAGCAGGAAAAGCCCCAGCAGCTTCTGAAGCGGGAAGAAGCACGCGCGCTCTACAAGACGCTGCAAGCCTCGCTGTTCAAGTGCCAGACCATTCGTGAGGTGTCGCAATGGGAGCGCGACAACTTGTTGGACATTCGCAAGCTTGGTGATTGGAGCGAATACATCAACGGCGAAATCACCCAGCACATCAAGTTCATTGAACAGAACACCAAGCTTGAGGCCGCAGAATGAGCTTCGTGACAGACGATGCTGCATCTGCCGCCCTTGATTGGCTGGTGCAGAACGCCCGTGCGCTAGGAAAGGCCAAGGAACGGGCAGTGCTGGCCGAAAGCATGACCAAGCGCGTCAAGGCAATCGAAATGGCCCGGTCAGACGCCAAAACGGTGGCTGAGAAGGAACGGGATGCGCTGGTGTCAGATGCATACCTAGAAGCCATCACGGCAGAGGCGCAAGCGGCTGGTGATCTGGAAACCCTGCGGGCGCTTAAGGACGCCGCTCTCGCGCGGATCGAAGCATGGCGTTCACTTTCAGCAACACAGCGCACCTTGAGGGCAGCATGAACCAGTATGACAACACCAATCGCGGAAGTCTGTTCAAGAACAACCGCAAGGAAAACGAAAAGCACGCTGATTACAACGGCTCCATCAATGTGGACGGCCATGATTTTTGGCTCAACGCATGGCTGAAGACAGATCGCAACGGCAATAAGTTCATGTCGCTGTCTGTCAAGCGAAAGGATGGAACTGCTGCACGGCCTGAAGCCAAATCTTTCGTCAAGGAAGCCAAGCGCCATTTCCCTGATGCCAAGCTTGATGATGACGTTCCGTTCTGAGGGATAACGCAATGACCGCGCTTCGCATTGAACGAACTGTTCCTGCCTATCCCTGTGGCAAGCCGCTCAACGGCAAGGAACGCTTCGGCATGACGCCGGAACAAGCCAAGGTCTATCGCTGGCTTGTTGCACATCGCAGCCACAAGGAGCCGTTCGTCATCTATTTCCGCGAGATGGCTCGGGTCTTCAACTGCCAGCCAGGAGTTGTTCATAGGCATGTGCAGTGCTTGCGGGAGCGTGGCTGGATTATGAAGACATGCCGCGACTCCTACATGTTTGTTGAGCCGATTCGTTTTCTGAAGGAACCGCGCGTTGGCTGAGTTCATCCTGACAGGCCGAAAAGTGGAAGAATGGATCGGCAAGACTGCTGATGCCAAGCCGCCGAAGTCCGTCATAGACCGGCTGTTCCTCAAGCAAGGCGGACGCTGCGCCCTCACAGGCCGCAAGATAATGGCCGGTGAGGCAACCCATGCGGATCACATCCTGCCGCTCAAGGATGGCGGCGAGAACCGCGAGAACAACTTGCAGCTTGTGACGGTTGATGCCCATCGGGACAAGACACGCGATGAAAACGCAGCCCGTGCCAAAGAGAGGCGTATTCGTCTGAAGCACGCTGGACTGTGGCCGAAGTCTTCCCGTCCGTTGCGAAGCCGAGGATTTGCCAAACCCAACATCACGGAGGATGCCTGACATGGAACTGTTGATTATCGGAGTTGCTCTTGGCGCAGTTGTCAGCGCGACACTGTGCATCTTCATCAAGAGCGACAAGGAAGACGATCCGCGCGAGTGGCATGACCTGTTGTCTGAACAGCAAGGCCATATCGCTGAACTGCGCCAACATACGCTTCGCAAGCCCAGCTTCACCCACTTGACCCAACGCGAAAGGACACTCAATTGAGCCTGCTTGCCATCGTATCAACGCTTGAACAGGAACGCAGTTTTACGAAGAGGCTGCTGGCATCCCTGTTGGAAGGTTTGGATGCCGACATTCAGCGCCTCATTGAAAAGAAGGCGCAGCTTGTCGAAGAGTTTTCCGAGCTGGACGCGTCCCTCGCCCGCCTGATTGATGGCGGCACGGTGCCAGAACCCGTCATCCAGAGGGTTGAGCCTGAGCCGGAAGCAGAGGAAGCTGCCTGATGGCAGACAACCCCATGCCGCTGGATATTGCCCTCGCCCGGTTCTTTCCTGACGGCGGGGTGACGAAATCCCACCTCCTGAGCGCGATTCACAAAGGCGACTTGGGATGCGAAAAGATCGGCAGAGCGTATTTCGTGACGGCTAACGACATAAGGGAGTGGAGGTCAAAATGCCGCGCAAGAGGCTCCCGGCAAGGCTTTATCTCAGACAGCGGGAAGGCCGTGAACCCAGATGGGTCATTATCGATGGCCGAACGGAAATCGACACTGGCTGCGGCCCTGGCGATTACGCGGGGGCTGAAAAAAGGTTCGGGGAATACCTCGCGGAACACAAGACCATCGACACCAGCGCCCGCAATCCCGCTCAAATTAGTGTCGCAGACGTAATCGCGTTGTATCTCAAGACCAATCCCATGCCGCCCATGTGCTACCACGGCGGGCCACTTCTGGAGTTTTTCGGCCTCAAGACTCTGCGGGATGTAAACGGGCGGCTCTGCCGGGACTACGCGCAAGAGCGGGGAAAAAAAGTGTCTCCGTCCACCGTGCGCCGGGAACTTGGCACCCTACAGGCGGCCATAAACCATTGGCATGTAGAAAGCCCATTGGACGCCGTGCCGAAGGTCTGGAAGCCAGAAGAGGGGCCGGGGCGGGATCGGGTACTGACCCGGGACGAGGTAGCGCGGCTGCTGAATGCGGCCCGCAAGCTTCGTCTGCCCTACGTTGCCCGGTTTATCCTGCTGGGGCTTTATACTGGCACTCGCCACGCCACGATCCTCAAGTTGCGCTGGTACGAGTCGGATGATGCCGGATGGCTGGATGCCGAGGCCGGGATCATCTACCGGGCGGGCAAGGCCGAGAGGCAAACACGGAAGCGCCGGAACGCCGCTAGGATGCCGGATCGGCTCTTGGCCCATGTCAGGCGCTGGGCGCGTCTGGACCTATCCCAAGGGCCGCAGACGGCGGTTGTAAGGTACAAGGGGAAACCCATCACCCGGCAGCAAAGGGGCTGGGAAGCGGTCCTAAAGGCCGCGAAAGTGGATGGCGTGACGCCACATGTCTTGAAGCATTCGGCAACCACTTGGCTGCTTCGGGCGGGCGTTGACCTGTGGGATGTGTCAGGCCTCACCAGCACATCCACGAAGACCTTGGAGACGGTCTATGGGCACCATTCGCCCGAGTATCAGAAGGCCAGCGCAAAGGCGTTCCGGCGTGCATAGTTTGGGCAATCTTGGGCAGGAAATGAGAACGGATGGCTAAGTCGTTGATAAATGGTGGGTGGTACAGGGATCGAACCTGTGACCCCTACCATGTCAAGGTTCGCAGCAATGTCTAACCTATTGATAAATATGAAACTAACCGCGTCAAACTTCGCGCTTTGTTCCCGTTTTGCCCCTGTGAAAAGCGGGCAATCTTGGGCGAAAACCGGGCGCAGAACAGCGGTGTTGGCGCTGGCCTTTTTCACCCTGTCCATCCCTGCCCTCGCCGGTCAAAACGTCTGGATCATCGAACAGCCAGGGAAGGCTTCCGAGAAGGTAGACCTGTCGCCCGTGGACGCTTTGCCGGACTTCATCCCGAAGCCGAAGCCCAAACCATCCATGCGAGCAGTCAAGCTCTCGGCCCCGTCCGATGTGTCAGACGTTAACCCGGCTGAGACGCCTGACCAGACGGTGCCAAAGCAATGAAGCCGGTGGAGGTCATATTCTTCTTCGGGGCTTACTGCATCTCGCCAATCACCCCTGTGGACGGTGGTACGGTGGTGGGAAAAGTGCCCTGCGCGGAGGTGGTCTATCTGCCAACCGCCAATCCCTACAAAGTGGCTCAGGAACAAAACGCCATCACTGTTGCACCGCAGCAACCTACAAGGGTCAAGAAGGCGTCCCGTTTGTGCGGGACAAAGCGGGCGGTGTGGTACGTCAAAAATGGGAAGAAAAGGTATCGGTGCAGATGAGCGCAGCCATGTACGACATTGTAAAGCGCCTCTTTGAGGCCAAGGATGAATGGGTTGGAATCGACATCGGCCCGATTGGTGGGAGCAATCACTTAAGCCTTGAGCAACACGCGGGATTCGGGTCGGGGCAGTTGGTGCTTCGGCTCCAAGACGAAATGCGGGGCGAATATTATTTTGACTTGGAAGACTTCCATGTAGCTCGCCAGTTGGCGCACGGGCTTCTTGGCTGGGCGGATGTTGCTGAACGGCTCTACGAAGAGCGGGAAGCCGAATACAAGGCGAAGCATGAGGCGGGCCAATGAGCGATGTAATGGAACGCCTGCGCAGCCTTGCAGACCTGTTTGAAGCAGCCGATGCCCCGCGCCACCTTGTGCTGCACGTGCGTGCCGGTGCGGATGAGATTGAACGCCTTCGGGCTGGCGGCTGCGCGAGGGATCAGGGCACAACGCAGTATTGCGCGGAGGCGGCGCAGAAGGATGCCGAGATTGCCAGCCTGCTGAACACGCTGGCCGACGCGCGCACAGAGAACATGCGTCTGCGCGCGGCACTGGAAAGCACTGAAGCATGGCTGGAGCGCTGGGCCGTCCATGTAGGTAGCTGTGAAGGCGGGCATAGATGTGCATGCGGCCTGACCGCCGTACAGTACGAGGGTAGCGCCGCCCTCGCCCATCCCGCGCCGGGGGGAGGAGGGGAATACAAATGACTGACATCGTGGAGAGGCTGCGTCAGTGGTCAGAATTTGGCTACGGCGTCGAGGCATCAGCGACAATGAAGGAAGCCGCCGATGAGATCGAGAGGCTGCGGGCGGACTTACGGCTTGCGGTTATGTCCGACAGCCACGAATGCAAAGCCTTGTCTCAGGAAGTTGAGCGGCTGGTGAAGTCGCGCAACAGATGGGGGCAAAAATACAACGCCTTGCTTGACAAGCATAAGCGCCTGCGGGCGGCACTGGAGCCATTTGCTGCGGAGGCTGACTGCTGGCCTGACCATCACGACGACGAGCCGCTTGTTGAAAGCTTCCCAGAGTATGACGGCAAGATCACTGTGGGAGCGTGTCGCCGCGCCCGCGCCGCGCTGGAGGGGAAGTGATGGAATACCGCTTAGAGAAATGGCTTCATCACCATGATGATTTGGAAGAAGTAAGCGCCATATTGGACTACGTGCAGGAGTTGGAGAACAGAAACTTTGAGTTTGCCAATGACTTGTTCAAAACGCGGAGGCTTCTGGAGACGCGGAACAAGCAACTGAAGAAGCTGAAGTTAAAGTTATCCGCGCTGGAGGAGGGCCGCACATGATCGACAAGTCCAAGACCTACCGCACCCGCGATGGCCGTGAGGTCCGCATCTATGCGACGGATGGTAATGCGCCGTATTGCATTCATGGCGCTGTTCTCAATGAGGATGGCTGGACTGCGGAGGGTTGGTTAAGCAATGGAAAATGGGATCGCACAGACAATGTTCCGCTAAATAGTGACCTCATCGAAGTGAAGCCCCGCATCAAGCGCGAAGTGTGGGTGAATGTGTATCCGGAAGATATTCAAACACTGTTCTACAGGACAAAAGAAGCGGCTGACCGTGGGGCGGTGCATAAACGCATCGCCTGTGTGAAGCTCACGATTGACTGCGAGGAAGGGGAGGGCCTGTGATGGCGAAGTATCGGAAGAAGCCCGTTGTCATAGAGGCGTGGTGCGTCAATGACCTGATTACGGCATCAACATTCAACAGGCCCCTTCCTGCGCCTGTCGCGGAAATGGTCGCCATTGGCGTCATAAAGCTTGAGGTCAACGGCGCTTCTGTCCTGACTAAAGAAGGCAGGATGCACGCGAACGCCAACGACATGCTGATCTGTGGCGTGGCGGGGGAGTTCTACCCCTGCAAGCCTGACATCTTCGCCGCGACATATGAGGTGGCACATGATCCGTCCTGCCAGATACCTGACGAGGCGGTGGAGGCGGGTGTAACAGCTTTCAAGCGGGCCTTCATGGCTGGGAGAAAAGACGCAATGAAGGCGGCTATCACCGCCTGCCTTGAGGCATGGCAGGGGTCTGTGATCCGCCCGCCGTTTCTTCCAAACCACATCATCCTCCCCCTGCCGCAGGAGGTGAGCGATGAGTGACGATCTGGTGGAGCGCGTGGCGCGGGAGTTCTGTGTCGTTGATGGCACAGACCCGTGTGAAGTTGTGTGCGGCCTGTGTTTACATCGTGCGAGACTAGTTGTCGCCGTGGTGCTGAAAGAGGCGGCACGGGTGGCTGCTGGCCCAAATACGCTGATAGAAGGTGATGGCTATCGGTCACGTTTTAACCAAGGCGCACGCATCGCCGCCGCCATACGCGCGCTGGTGAAGGAGCCTACCGATCCCGGCCCCGCTTCCGGTTTCGGTTCCTGAGCCATTCATCGCCCCTGCCCTGCCGTTCAGCCTTGCGCCACTCATATTCCTCTTCCGGCGTCATCCGCTTGGTCACAACCCGGATGATCTGTGGCAGCAACGCATTGAATAACTGCTTCCCGGCATCTGCCCAAAATGCCGGGGAACGCATCACCAGAAACGCAGCGGCGGCCACCCCGATCAGGACAGCCGCCACAAGCAAGGCAACAATCAAGCCGTCTGACATTTAGACCAGACGCTTCTTGTCCCAAAACACCCACCATGCGATGCCCGCAAGGCTTAGAACCGCACCAGAGAGGGTCACGCCCATCTCGGCAGTGATGTATCCCCGGCTGACAAGCATACCGGCTAGGACTTGCATGATGATGCGGATAAACTGCTGTACGGTGTCCCAATTCATTTTGTCGCTCCTTTGATTGTGCCTGGGTACTGCGCCCATGGCAGTTGAAAATGCGGGCCATCGGGGAACCTCTTGTGCAGCATGTCAGCCTTGAGGTTGCCCTTGACGGTGTTCAGAAGCGCCCATGTGCCGCCCCACTCAACAGGCACCTTCTCGGCAATGGCAGCAGCCTTCACGGCATTTGCCAGTTTGAGGTAGAGCGGCCAGTCCCAGCGCGGCACACCCTTGATGGTGCAGGCGAAGTCCACAGCATGGGCATAGCCATTTGCAGCCGGGATATGCCGGGAGCGCATGGTCTTGCTGGCACCCTTGGCAATGAGAACCTTCTGCTCTTCGGGTGTGCGTACACCACAGGTGATGATCCAGCCCGTTTCCGGGTCTTTCCAATCCTTCGCCAAGCGGCGGACCACACGCACAAGGTCAGGGTGAACGCCCTTGAGGCGCTTTTCGGAAGTCGCAGTGATTTGCATGGAAAAGCCCTAGTATCGGGTCTCGGGTTCGCTGACGAACAGATCGTCAGGTTCTTCAATTGCTGGTGAACTGTGGCCCATGCCAAGCTTGGCGTAGCCGCACACATCAATCCAGTGATCCGGCTCATCGGGGTTGCCGCAGACGATCCGCGCCATCTTCACGCAGATCATCTCCAATGCCTCAAGTTGGGCATGGGAAAGGCGGTGGTCTTCGGCCCGTATCCGGGTCTTCAAGTCCTGGGCAAGTCGTGCCGTCCTGTTGTATTCGCCATGCGTCTTGGCACGTTCCCTGATGATGCTCATTTGTCTTTTGCCACCCGTGACCAGATTTGGACGCCAAGCCACATGCAGCCAAGGATCGGCATCATGAGCGCAGCCAAGGCAGATATTTCTGAAAGCCACTGATAGATGGCGGGATTGACACCTGTGATAACGGCGAGAATGGCAATGCCATCGGTCAGTCTTTCCATGATTGAACCCGGTGGAAAAAGCTTCAGGAAGCGTTGCGGCATGGCATGACACTCATGTCGAATACGGAGGAGAAGGAAAGCGGTTCAAATGCCCCATACGGCATAGAGCGAATAAAACGTATCTATGGCGTTGTTAGAAATTGTGCGAGTTTCAGCAGATTGCGCACGATACGAAGCGCCACTGACATCATAACCGCTTACAGATGCAATTACATAACTCGCGTCACGTGTTGCGTTAGTGTATATTGTGCCGCCGCTCACGCCATCCCAATCTCCACAAATAACAATATCGCCCTTGGCAAGTGTCAGGGCCGGGAAGCTGGTCGAACTGGACTTGGTGCCGGATGACTTAGCTGTGGCATTTACACCGTAAAGCGACCATACGATGATGCCGAGCCCGTTAGGACCGTTTGCTGTGCTGACAACGACATTACCTGATGTACCACTTGACACCGTTGCACAGTACAACGCGTTAGTTGAGCCTGACCCAGCAGAGCCACCAGGCCCGCCAATGTAATACACCTGTGTCGCAGTCACGCCGCCTATGGTCATGCCGGTGACATATCCGCTGGTAGTTGTCACCTGGACGACAACAAGACGGCCAGTCTCCGCGCTGCCGAAAGAAACGCTTGAAAACGTATAAGTAGACTGCGCCGTGTTATCCACTGTTGAGGTCTGAAACGCATAGCTCGTTTTGGCACCAGACGCAGCGAGAATTCCAAGGGTGAGCGGCATGTTACGCGAGGTCTCCGATGATCTGGGCGCGAGAGCCGTCCCAGAAATGAAGGGTGGCTGCGGAGAACTGGCCCGAAAGCTTGGTCTTGGAGCCTGACGAGTAAAGCGTCATGCCCGCGCCTGCGGAGATTGTCACCTGACCTGTCCCGGCCATCTGCGTGATGTCGATACGGTCTCCTGCGCTGAAAACGCCGCTGGGCACAGTGATGACGCCTGAAACATTGTCGATCTGAACCATCTTGCCCCGGTCTGAGGCGGCGAGCGTGTACGATGCTACGGTCTGATAATTGATCGGGACATTCGTGACCGTGGCATACACCTGAGCAGTCGTGGCGACCTGCGTGGTGTTCGTGTACGCCGCAGCCGTAGGCGCTGTAGGCGTTCCAGTAAGAGCGGCATTTGCAAACCGCGTGGTAATCATCGCGCTTGCAGAATTGCTGCTCAAGTATAGGTTCGTAGGAACGTGGTTTTCATCAATCGCTGAAAGCGCGACAAGACTGTGAGATGCAGACAGAGAGCCGTTTTCAACGCCTACCGTAATTGTCGTTTCAGTCGTATAGGATGAGGAAACCACATACCCATAGCGGGTTGTAGAACCTGACTTGATCCGCCAGCGCCGGTTAGGCGTCCAGTTTTGTGTTCTGTCGCCAGGAAGTTTGAAAACGGTTTGCGAGGCAACGGATGCGGTTGCTGACGTTTCAACCCATCCCCAATCACTTGCAGTGTAGATGCCACGTATTTGAGCCATCATCTCACGGGCGGAATTGTTGACAGACCCCGGAGCCTGACCTTCCTGCCAGTTGATGGTGTTGGCACCTCCTGCCACGGAAGCGTTGCCAGTTGCAGTTGTACTCCAGCGCCGGATGTTACCCATTGCTTACTCCTACGTAGATTTGCCAATGCTGGCAGCGTGTGTTATGAAGGGCGGCATGTCTGACCACAGAGAACCGTTTTTTGAACCGAACGGCCTTCTGCGCCTGTTCGTCGTGGTAGCAACCGCTACGCTGACCTATTTTTGGGGTCAGTTTGTTTGGGGGCTATTCTTCTGAAGGCTATCAAGCCACATCAGATTTAGCGTCTTCGCCAGCTTTTGATCCCCTCCCGTCACAAACCGTTCAAGGAACCCTGGCGGGATAGGACGGTTAAGCGGCAAATTTGCTTTTGTGAGAATATCCGCAAGGAACGGGGCAACCGTTCTCTGGTTGTCCGTCACAAGCTTCTGAGCAATTGTCGGCAAGGATCGACGCCCTACCGCACCTAAAAAGCCAGTGATGCCGGTTGTCCAAATGTCGTTGCCCATAAGGGCACTAACAGTCGCCGCTCCCACGCCATAGCCGCCAGCTTCGGCCCATTGGCGCATGGTGGTGGAGTTTCCGGTAATTTCCTTGTTCGTGATGTTGAACTGCCGCTCACGGGCCAATGTTCTGTCCAACGCATTAGGACCAAGAGCAGCTTCCGCCGCCCTCCGGCCCATCGGCGTGTAAAGTTCACCGATAGCACCTTCAGTGTTCCCCCTGTTCAGAAGGGTGTCTGACTTCTTCGCAACATATCCTTGGGCAAGGAGACGCTTGTCAGACGGGCTGAACTGTCCGGCCTTCTGCGGAATGTTTTGAGCAACCCGACCACCGCCCAAAGCCTCGCCGGTACGAATTGCATTTTCGGTTTGAAAGGCTTGCTGCCGAAGAGCACGGGCAGTGGCATACGGGCTTTGAGGGCCGCCCTTTGTCACGGCCAATCCCAATATCTGGTCTATTCTTTCGCGCAACGCCTTGGCCGTGGCTGCATATTCACCAGCCATTGGATCGCCTGCGCGATAACCTTGCGTGGCATACCCATCAAGCAGACGCTTGGTCTCATCCAGAACCGCCAGATTTCCGCCAGCAGACGGATCGCGGGCCGCACGGCTTGTCACATTGTCTAGCGCCTGCCGAAACGCCTTCACGCCGATGGGGGTTGTGATGATGTTGTCAAATGCATCAAGGGGAATGTCGGCACCGGCCTTGCGGGCCGCAGTATATGCCTGATTGATTTGAGGGCGGGCGGCATCGTTTGCCGTCTTAACCAGATCGTCCACTGTTGCGGTTGATCCTTGGGGGAGCCCTGCAAGACGTTCCATGTCGCCAACTACACGCTGGTTCTGTCCTGCCTTTCGAGCCGACACGAACTCCGTGAGTATTTCGCGTGCTTCAGGGCTGATGTTTGCAGCACGGCGTCCAGAGGCTGTGCCAGCCGCTCCCAACACATCCACAAGAGCCGCTTCCGGGCCAAGCTGGTTAAGCTTTGCCTGAACTGCCGCAGGGCCGCCTGCTGCCTGAATGAGCGTGTAAACTTCCATCTCGGCTTTGTTCAAGGGTGGCGCTTTAAGCGTTGAAAACGCCCTGCTGACCTTCTCAGCGCCCTTGGCAATGACCTTTCCACCGAAATAGCCACCAGAGCCAATCAATCCACCAGACAATGCGCCCTTGCCAGCATTGGTGATGCGTTCGCCAATCGTGTCGGCGTCCTGAAGCAATCCACCAACAGTGCCGTATCCAGCGCCTGTTACTGCCGCACCTTTGAGACCACGGCCCCATGCCGGACCACGGGCAATGCCAAGGGCGATGCCAGCCGCACGTCCAGCAGCCGCCTCGTTTGGGTTTTCCTCAACATATGCGGCCTGATCGTCTCTCTGCTCACCTAGCAGTTTGTTGTAATTGTCCTCCCAATTCCAACCATTGCCACGGAAATAGTCAAAGGCAGCATCGACCAATGCGCCACCGGCAGCATTGAGTTTTGATTGTCCGCCCATGGTGAGCGTGTCCATGCCTTCCTTTGCAGAACTCCAGTTGTTTTCATTTCCACGCGGAACGGCCTTCCCAACGGGAATATCAGGCGTCATGGCACCAATGTCTGCATCAACCCCCAATGACATGTTGGGCGCAGATGCTCCACCGCCGTCAAACTGTCGCTTGAGGGCATCCAACGCACCTTGGGCGCTTGGACCTGTGACCTTGTACTTTTTCCCGTCAGGGCCGGTTATGAGATATTGGGGCATTACTCACCAACCTGTTCAATGGTGTAGCCATCTTCAGTAGTAACAGCTTGTGGAGAACCGCCAGGTCTGTAGTAAGATTCACCCCGGAGACCTTCTGCCCGCTTTTTATTGAACGCAAGCCTAGCACCTGCAAGATCAATGGCACGACGAATGATCTTCTCACGTTCTTTAGGCGTCTTGTCGATGGACGCCTGCAAATCCACGAGGATTTTTCGTTCTCCTTCTGTCGGGGCTGAACCAAATATGCTTTTCAGGCTGGTCAAAGCTTGACCGAGCACAATATTCTGTAACTCTGTTGTAGCCTCGCCTTGAGCATCATCAAAAAAGCCGGTTGGATCGTTTCGCGCCGCCCACGATTGAGCGCCAGCAGTAAACCCGTATCCAGCCCTGTCATTGAGTGTAGTGCCGCTTGCATCGGGCGTCACAACTGACTGTAGCTGATCGATGACGGATTGATTTGTCATCACCGCATCATCCGCCTCAAGAATGGCCTTTTTGTCTGTGGCCGTTAGCGGGGCTTGATCCTCCCGCGGCATTTTACCTGTCAGCACGTAAGATTTATAAGCAGGATCATCCGGCGTGAGGCCCATTGACTCCGCAGCCGCCCTCCGCTCATCAATCTGCACTCCGAAATTGCTAGTTCCGCTACGCGTGCCTTGGTAAATCACATTGCCGCTTTCATCCACCAAAGCATCGCCTACCTCAAAAACCTGGGGTTTTTCCGGCTCTTGGAACAACGGATTTGTTGCTTTGATGTAGTCTCCTGTCAGTTCAGGATATGCCTCAAGCATAGAGCGCTGGTTCGGGTCACTGATGGATTGCAGCCACTGGTTCCTTTTTTCACGCGCAGCCGCCTCTTCCTCGCGCTTGCGGCGGTTGTCTTCCGCTTCCTGTATCATCTGCTGGGCGGCCATGGCCTGACGGTTGCGGACAAGCGAACCAGCCTTGGCTTCCTGCATGGACATGCCGAGGTTTGTCCACGGGTCTCTTCCGCCTTGGTTGTTGGCAAGCATGTTTGCGCCCACATCGCCAATGAAGGAGAGTCCTGCGCGATACTGCGTATCCGGGTTATCAAGCCCGAACCCGAACGGGGCCGCCTGTGCGCCAAGGCCGCTGACGAAGCGTTTCATAAAGTTCATGGCTTAAACCCCTCAGTAGAATGTTCCAACCATGCCCGGATTATAAGGCGCAGCCGCAGGCATACCCGCCAAGGCGCGGGCCCCCATCAGGCCAAGGCCCGCAACCGTGGCCCACGGGCTGGGCGCAGGCGTCTTCGCACTGTTCGTCTGTGTCGGCGGCGGCGCACCACCCAACATGCCGACATAGTTCTGCAGCCACTGCATATCCTTGTTGGCGTTGTAGTCATACCGTGCCTTCTCGGCATCAATCTGCTGCTGATTGTATTGGTCAAAGCCAGCGCCAGCGAGGCCAAGCATGGAAATGTCCTTGTAGTCTTGAGACGCCATTTCCGGCGCGAACATCATGCCGCGCATCTGGTTGTCGCGTTCGGCGGCATAGTTCTGGTATGCCATTTGCGAAGCCATGTCGCTGATCTGACGGCCCAATGCAGTATTGGCGTCATTGTATGCTTCCTGCTGCATCCCTGAGCCATAGCGGCCCGCCGCCGAAAAATTACTGTCAATTCCCGGCATCACCTCGCCAGAGAACGCCTCGCGGATCGGTCTTGCTGCTGCGTCAACTGCCTGCTGGAAGTACGGGTTTCCGGCACTCAGATATTCACCGCTGATGGTTTTGTTCAGTTGATCCTGTGCCGAGCGCATCAAAGGCGAACCAGTTGCAGCTCGACTAGCCATGGCATTGAGCGAACCTCTGGTATATCCAGACATGGGGGCCACGGTCTCCCCCGGATAATATCCCGGCGCACCCTTCTGATACAGGGACTCACCTTCCTTGAAGGCGTTCAGCAGATAAGGCTGGATTGGCTTCCAAGGCTCTGCCTTGGTCACGGTCTTCGTTTCGTTATTGTCGCCTTTACCCATGGCTTACCTCGTCAGTTTCCGCACGAACATGGGAATGCCCCCGTCTGTCGTGCCGCAGTCCACAAATCCATAAAGCCGCGTCCAACCGCGCCGCCCGTAGCCAAGCGCATGGGTGCAACCATTCTGCACGCCCCATGCCTTGATTAAGCTCCAGAGATTGTCACCCCAGGCGTTCCAGTTCTCGGCCCCCACCAACGGCACTGAGAGAAACAACTTGTCAGGATGACGCTTGTCGTTGACGATCTCCGTCACCAAAGCACCGACAGGCCGGTGTTCTTTGGTGTCCCAGCCGATCCACAATTGCATGTCCTTGGCGAATAGCTTCTGAAGGATGCTGCCTTCGTTGAAGGGAACCGGCACATCTGGAAACCGGGCAACGGCCTTTTCCAGAAACGGCCATGTGTCTTCCCAAACGTGGTGAAGGTTCCCAATCGGAACACCATCCACCACGTAGCGCGTCAGATGATCCAATAATTGGCTCCGTCCGAGACAACCGCCACGCGGTCATACTGGTTCGGCAGGGAATAGGTTGCAGACCCGTCGATATTGCCTGATCCCGTGGCAACGGTCAGGGTGTTCACACCCGCCGTGGTGCGCTTGATGACAAATACGGTATCAGCAGTGACATTCGAGGCATCTGGAAGCGTGACCGTCACGTTTCCACCTGTCGTGTCTACGAACCAATACTTGTTCCCCTGCCCGTCCGTGAAGGTTGATTGCCCGCTATCATCCTTGTAGATGCCGCCTTCCTTGACGGGTGCGCCATCGGTACGGCGAAACGCATTGCCCGTATCGTTGTAGGCATAGATGCGGCTCATCGAAAGCCCTCGCGGACATATTCGACTTCGGACCCCATGGCGCGGTCAAATCCCCCGGAAATTTCAATCTTGAGCCTGTGATAACGGTGATTGGACCGGACGGGACAGGTTCCAAGCGCATTCATCGGAGAGGCATTCGTCCAGGTGACGCTATCCACCAGCCGATCCCGGCCACCGACATAGCCTTGAATGGAAGTTGCGGAACTGCCCTGCACCAAGGGCCGAAGTGACCGGACAAAGGCCCGCGCATCCGTCACAAGCTCGGCCTCGCCCGTTGTAAAACGTGCAGTCTTGGCGTCACCCGTGAACCGGGCAATCTTGTGCTGCTGGTTGACGCAGGACAATGCCGAAAGTCCGCCTTGCCATGCGTTGCTGTCCAAGGAAAACGCCAGCGTCTCAAGGGTGCCAAGTGCGTCCAGACCTTCCAGCGTATAGCCGCCTGTCATGTGGTTAAACAGGATTTCAATGTTCTCGGACGCAAAAGCCCAGCGTTGCGTTGCCCAAGAGTAGATCGCAATGCGGTTTGATGTGCCGTCCGTCGAGGCGAAGGACGGATAGGACATGAGATAGAGCTTGTTCACCGGGTCAATGGTGGCGCTGATCCGGTTCAGGAAGCTCTTGTTTAACTCGCCAAGGATCGTCTCATCCACCTGTTCGATGCCAATCGGCGTGCATTGCTGGCCGTCGAACACGTACATGCCAGAGTCTGACAGGAAGAACGTCATGTTCTGGAAGCGGGCCACGGAACCGGACGCATAGCACCCGACATTGCGGGACACTTCGTCAAAGCGGAAGATGATGGGGGAACCCACATAGGATGCCCGCCAGACGGAGGTGTTCGTCAGGACCGCGCCGAAGTCGCCACCCGTAATCTTCTTCACAAGCTGGTCGGTTCCCGGCAAGTCCTGGTAGTCGGATTGAAACCGCTGGGAAACGCCGAAGCGCAGTGGATTGTTGATGCGCGACCACTGCACACGGGCTTCCTGTGTCGGCTGGTGGCCGGTGAACAGGAAGTCACGGACAACCGAGATGTGCCGTGCAATGGGAGCCGATGCGGAGGCGGATTGGTCACGGAACGCGGTTGATGTTCCCATGGTATAAACTTGCAGGGCGTCTGCACCATTGGCGGCGACAACCGTATTTCCGAAGGTGATGAACTCCCAATTCGGGCCATCATTCGCCGTGGCATAGGTCGCCGTTCGGGATACATCATCCAGAACCGTGGAGCTTTCCCGGTAAAGCTTTCCCGTGGTGCCAAGGAACGTATAGACGTTGCCCGAGAGGTCTTTCGTGGAATAGGCACCGCGCACGGTTTCGGGAGCCGCAACCGAATAGGCCACGGGCTCAGGGAACGGCCCATAACTGGTGACGTACGGAATGCAGTTCTCGGCTTGCTCCAACTCCCCGTTCAGGAGGTCGGGCTGGTCCGTCTGCAATTTTCCGAACAGGACGCGCATCAGTAGCCAAAACCCATGGGATAGACAGAGCGCATCATGGTCGTGCGCCAATCAGGGCCAAGGTCGCCTAGCCCCGGCGTCAGCATGAGGCTGGGAGGCGTATAGGAAGGCGCAGGAGGCGCAGCAGGCGCTTCCGGTGCTGGCGTAGCGGGTGAAGCTGTTTTGCCGCCCCAGCCCTCTGGAAAGCCCGTGTAGGGGTCAACGCCAAGGGACAGGTTGCGGTTGAACATGTTCTGGTAAATGTTGGTCATACCAGTATCGGTGTTACGGGAGAGAACCGGCCCGCCGATGCTGTACCAGATGTCGAACATGCCGTTTGGCTTGTTCGGATTGAGGTTCTGGAAGCCGAACGGCAGGAAACCGCCCATGGTCTTGTCTTTTGCCATGACGCGCCTCAGTTCCGAATGCTGGTGAGAGAATTGCTGTAGCGCGGACGGCCAGTATCATACCCGCCATAATAACTCTTGGCCGCGTTGCTCCAGTTCCCGGTGCCAGACATGCCAACACCCGGCGTACCGAGAACCCCGCCAGGAACCGGCGTATTCATCATGTTGGGGGCGGAAGGACGGGGCGCTGCAATACCGCCGCTGGTCATGTACCCACGGTCACTGTTCATGTAATTGTGCCACTGGTCCATGGTCTCGAACTGGTTCTTCAAGCCAGTTCCGGCCATCGCCCATCCTTCGGGACCAACCGGCGAACGATAGGCCTGAAGCGCGGAATAGGGATTGAACCTGTTCCGCATTAATCCCCCGAACAGTGCCGGGATCATCGCTTGCGTCAAAGGAAGGCCACGGACGGGCGTTGTGATCGGGCCAACCTCAACCTGTTCGCCCGACAGCATTCCGCCGCGCCGGGGAGCGCCCTGCGCCCTCTGCATGGCCGACAGCATCCCTGCTGCCTGCTGGGCATTCCGTGCCGTGACCGGCGTATTGCCCGCTCGACCGCTGAACATCGCGGCACCAGAAGGCGTGCGGAAGTTGCTGAACGTGGTCATGGACGGACCCATGCCCGAGATATTCCCGGTGCGGGTTGCATAGCCTGTTGCGTTGCCGCCAGCAGGACCAAAGGCCGTATTGCCGTAGATCGTCTTGCCGGTTGTTACGCCAAGACTACCGCCCTTGCCACCGCCACTGCTGCTTTTGCTGGTGGTCTTGCCAGAAGAAACACCGCCCCCGCCGCCCCCGGAGTATGACTTGGAAGACGGATTGCTGGACGGGCCGCTGGCGTAGCTGTCTTTCGGCATGGTCTAACTCCTAAAACTCGGTGGGGCGAATGAAGCCGGTGCTGTTCTGTTCGCCAATCTCGGCCTTGAGCGTGCGAAGGGCATCCTTCTCGGCGGCACCCGAGGCAGCGGCCAGTTCCATATCCTTGAGGATGTTGGCGTAAATCTCGCGCTTGGCGCGGTGGCGGATCAGTTCGCGGCCATCGTTGAACCACTGCGAACTGTCACCCGCGCTATAGGATGCGGACGCATTGCCAAGCTCCTTCAGCCCATCGATCAGCAGCGTGTAGGTCTGGTCCGCAAGGCTGTCGAAGTGGATCGTGTTGTTATAGATCGCATATTCGACAGGCTGGCAGAGAACCCGCACATCCTGGCGGGACATGATCCAATCATAATCCCGGTGATAGAGGTCCAGATAGTCGCCCGCATTCCTGATGAGCCGGATGCGGTCCATCTTGCGGAACCTCACCGAAAGGCTGGTGAAGGGAAGAACATCGGCAGAGACGGACAGGGTGGCCGTGACCTTGTACGCTTCATTGAAGCCAAGGCGCTCAAACCGATAGGACCGGATGGCGGTATCGACGGCAGCGGTGATCTGGCCGGTGAGGTCGCCGCGTGCGAGATCGTCGGCAATCTGGGCTTCTATGGTGGAACGGGTTGCCATCACTTACCCTTGTTTCTAGAACTGATTGCCTTGGCCTTTGACCGGGCATCCGCCTTGCTGGATGCGCCCCATGCCTTGAGAGACAGGAGCAAGCGTGTTGGTTCACCGTTTGGCTTGCGCTCCGGTCCCGGCATGTTTCCCATGCGGGCGAGGAAGGATGCGCGGCGGGGATTGTCGCCAGCCTTGACGGGCGGCTTCAGGTTCATGCCTTCGGCCTTGGCACTGGCGCGGCCCTTGGCGTTCAAGCCGCCCTTGGGGTTCTGACCAGCCTTGCGCTGCCATGCAGGGGTTTTAGCCACGGCTACTTGCCCTTCTTAGATTTGCCCGACATGGACAGGCCAATAGCAATGGCCTGCGCCCTGCTCTTCACCACGGGCGCTTTCTTCGGCCCCTTGGGATCAACGCCGCCATGAAGGGTGCCGCGCTTGAACTCGCCCATGACCTTGGACATTTTGGACTTCTGCTTCATGTTGCACCCTTGCAGTTCTTGATATGCATGTAACGGCCCCGGCCAATGCGCTTCCCGCACTTCGGGCATTCACTGGACGGCAGTGATGCCTGGGGCTTGCTCTGAGGTTCGCGGCTATAGTTCGGTTTCAATTGGTCAAGGAGCCGCTGGGTGATCTCGCCACGCTTCGGCCAGTTCATGCGGCGGCCTTGTCCTGACGTTCAATCATGGCCTTCCAGATACCGATCTCGTTGGCGGCGTTGCGCCATTCCTCAAAGTGAGGGGCATTGGAATGCCGCATGTGCGGAAACCATGGGCCGCCAAGGGTCAGGTGGACATTCTTGGCCGGAACCTTCGTGGTGCCGTCAATGTAGTTCCAACCGTGATCCAGATTGCCGATCTCGCCATCCGGCACCCATGACAGGCCATGGAGCCAGGAACCCTTTTCCTTGTTCACCACATCCGGGGTCAGCATCCGGTTCACCGGATGGGCGCAGTTGAACAGCATCACGGAGGACCAGTTCTTGCGGAAGTATTTCTCCTGACGCTGGCCGTCCATCTTGATCCCTTCGGACGGCACATAGTTCTGCTGGCAGACCTGAACCGCTTTCGTCGGGTCGAACTCATGCAGCATTTCGGCAATGTCGGTCAGGAAAAGCTGATCGCAATCAACAAACAGCCCCCAGCCTTCCCACTGCATCAGTGCCGGAACCAGGAAGCGGGTGAACGAGAACTCCGTCGAGAACGGCTTGCCATCAATGTCATCGATCTTCTGATGGCCTTCGGTGTGCCATGTACGGGTGTAGAGGCCCGCATGGCGCAAGGCACGCTCATCCAGCTTCTGGATGTTCACCGGCATGGTTGCGCGCTTCAGGATTGACGCCCGAAGCACTTCATAGGCTTCCGGCTCCCGGCTATCATAGCCAATGAATACGTTCAGCACGTCCGCCTTTGTCAGAGCGCGATACAAGACAATCTCCTGATGATGTTCAGATGCAGATGACGCCGAAGGTGCTGGACCCTTGGCCGTCATCGAAGTGGTCGGTAATCTCAAAACCAGCAGCCTTGATGCGGTCCATCCACCAGTATTCCGGGTGCATGGAGATGTGGGCATTGCGGCCATCGGCCAGCGTCTTCTTGGCGGGGCCGGTGTTGATGACCAGCAGCGCCACTTTCTTGGTTAGCCGCCGCAGTTCGGACAGCACGTTCTCCACCAGTTCCGGTTCAATGTGTTCCAGAACATCGGTGCAGGCGACAACCTCATGCGGCACCGGGGGGAAGTCCAAGCCTTCAATGCACGGATCATAGTTCGTGATGCGGTAGGCAGGGCCAAGAGACTTCGCCAAGGTCATCTTGCCACAGCCATAGTCAAGGATGCCGTAGCGGCCCCACTTGCTGATCTGGCGCACAATGTCGGCATACTTCGCACCGCTGGTGCCGTAATGCTCATTTGCCGCGTGAAGCTGCTTCTGAAGCGAGAGATATTCAGGGGTGATGAGCATCAGGCGGCAACCTTCTGCGAGGACTGCACCAGTTTGCCCAAGTCATCAGTCACGCGGGCAATCACGCCTTTCCAATCGCCATCCTTTTTCTGTCGGTACATCTCGCAATTGCCGTACCATGGCGAACCGCCTTTCTGCCCATAGCGCCATGCGACACAGACAGGGGTCAGACACCACTGCTTCACGCCCAAGGCACCCGACAGGTGATGCAGTGAGGTATTGACCGTGATGACCAGATCAAGGTTCATCAGCAGCCCTGCCGTGTCCTCGTAGTCATCAATGGCGTCGCCCCAATGGTAGATCGGCACACCCAGCTTCGTGCCGATATTGGCGCATTCGTCAGCCGCCCACTTGTGGTACTGGAGCGAGATGAAATTGACGCCCTTGGTCTTCAGAACCGGGGCCAGATGCTCCAGAAGGATGGTGCGCTTGTCGAACCGCGTCTTTTTGAGCCCCCCGGCCCAACTGATCCCGACATTCAGCCCCTTGGGCAGGGTTGCCAAATGCTGGCCCCATTCATCGATCTTCACCGGGTCTGCCTTGAGATAGGCAACCTTGGGGAAGTCGGCATCCGTCTTGCGATAATGACGGCCCAGCGAACCCATCGGCACATAGGCGTCAACGGTGTGATTTTCCTTCCACGGGAACGGCGCGTTCACATCGGAAGTGGGATAGACCGCCTCAATCTCGGGGAATGACCGTTTCAGCATCTTCTCAATGCGATGGTCGCAATCAATAATGACCCGGCAATCCTTCATCAGATCGGGGATCATCGAACAGAACATGATTTCGTCGCCAACACCCTGTTCGCCATAGGTGATGACAGTCTTGCCGGGTGTGCCATCCCACTTCGGCAAGCCGCCATAGGTCTTGAGCTTGCGTTCGGTGGGCATCGCGCCGGTAGTGTCGAACCCGGCAGTATCGTAAATCCTGAAGCCTTCCTCCCACTCGCCAAGTTCGAGATGGGCAAGCCCCTTGTTCCACATGGCGTGCCGGTCATTGGGATCAACCGCCAGGGCGCGTTCGGACCAGAGCTTGCACATGGCAGGCTGGCCCGCATTCACATAGAGCGATCCAATGCCGTGGAGGGCAAACGCCTTATCAACATTCACCTCGCCCGGAGGCGGGTTTTTCTCGGCTTCGGCCAATGCCTTGTCGTAATACTCGCGGGCCTTCTCATCGTTGTGGTCCTGCTTGTAGGCCGCAGCGATGTTCAGATACGGCCCTGCACCAAGCGCACCGCACTTGATGGACCGCTCAATCAGCGCAATGGCAAGCCCGCGCTTGTCATGCTGCATGTAATACGTGCCAAGCTGGAACAAAAGTTCCGGCCTGTCGGGATGACGGTTCAGAAGGTGAATGTACCTCGCCTCAAGGCTGGCCCACTTCTGTGGATCAGCGCACCCTTCCTTGGTCATGGAAAGGTGTTCGTCCTGCAACGCCTTGATTGCATCCGCGAGGGTCATTGATGCTCCTGATGATGGGTGAATTGGGTGGGGCGGGAGATATGCTCCCCCGCCCCGCTGCCTTACGGGCAGTAGTACGACACGACGAACTGGAGAGAGACAGAGGTCGTGGGAGAGGTCGCTGCGCCATCCACGCGGATGGCAAGCGTCTGGTAGCGGTCCACGGCATCATCGGAAACCGAGATGGTGGCCGGAAGCCCAACGGGTTGCTGCGTCAGCGCCAGGACGGCACCGGCAGAGACCGTGCGGGAGCCGAACAGGTCAATCGTTCCGCCCGAACCGACAGTGCCCACCTCAAAGAGATAGGAACCATCAGGCGCAGAACCGCGCACCGAGACCGAAGTCACGATAGAGCGATGCGGAAGCTTGATGTTGTTCAGCACATACACATCACCAGCCGAGAAGGTGGCCGTGGTGACGATGGTCTGTACTTTGGTGATGCCAGCATTGGCCTTGTAGGTCGGAGCCTGCGCTGTCGAGGTCGTAAAGGTTACGGTAGCCATATGATTACCCCTCCCTTACGGCGCTGCGGCGTAGGTTGACATGACGATGGTGGCGAAGTCCTTGCTGTTGAACTGCATCTTCTTCGCGCCCATGATGGTCTGGACGGAGACACCGAACTGCCTGTCGTAATCGAACACCGGATGTTCAGCAGGGTTCGTTAATCCCTACCCGTTGCCTTCGGCAGTGAAAGCAACCGCTGCATGTTTCCATGCAGAGCAGACTATATCATCACCCGTTCAGGGTGCTGTGCGCTTCGGATCACTTGATCCTACGGGCCTGTGCCCTAGTCGTTACGCCTTCCCCCTGCGGGGCTTGGCTCGGGATTTTCCGTCCGCTTACGCGGCGAGGACTTCCCCCGAGTTCACACAGTTTTCATTCGCCGGTTCCCCGACGACGGACCTATCAATTAAGTCTTCGATATACTTGGGCGCTTCGGAGTAGCCCTGTCCCCAAGCCAGCGAACACGCCTGCGCACCGCAGAAGACAGCGCGACGGGTGTTGGCCGAGTTGGCACCGATGCCGTTGGGAAGACGCGTCCACTCATGGAGGACCACGCCGTTATACACACCTAGCGTTTGTTCGTTCCGGTTCGCACCCGGAACCGCCCTTGCGGGCCGCTGCATGTCACCATGCAGATCAGACTATATCTTCACCCTGAGATCAGGGGCTCCGCGCTTCGGATCGCTTGATCCTACGCCTTTCGGCTAGTCGTTGAACCTTCGGAGTCCTTATGTGGGCAAACACCGCCGTTTCTGGCCTTGCCCCAATTACAATTCATGCAGAGTATCTGAAAACCCGGCGGGAAGTTGTTGGCAATGAGCCAACTGTAGATTTTCTTGCCGCCACCAGCGTTCATTCCAGCAACTTGGCGGCGATGTTCAGCGCCGTCATTGTTGATGTGGTCCAAAGACAAGAATTTGGGCTGTGTTTCTCCGCAGCAGGCGCAAATATATCCGCCATATGCGTTGTAACATTCATCCTTGATCCGCTGGTCATTGCGTCGATTTGTTGCCTTGTGCCGTTCAAGATTGGCAAGACGCCATTCTCTCATGCGCTTGGCTGCAATGCCTGGGTTGCGTTCTTTCCACCGTTCTTGCGCTGCCTTCACCCTGTCAGGGTTAGCCAGTGCCCATTGGCGGTTTTTCTCTGCAACCTTCTCCTTGTTCCGCGTTTTCCAAGATTCCCGAAGGTCAGCTTGGCATGTGCGACACATGGCGTTGAAGCGGTTCTTTGCCTTGTTAAACCAGTATTCAGACTCGGGCTTCTCACACCCGCATTTACTGCATGTTTTCATAAGGATTCCGCTTGGCTGCTGATTGTCTTGTTATAACAAGATTGTTTACTCGTTACAACAAGATGTTCCAGCAATTCACGGAGTTTTTTGCACGGCCATCACTGGCCGGGGTGCCCTAGTGGATCGTGTAAGCACCGCTGAACACCGGGTTATCCATCACATCACCGCCAGCCATCGCGGCCTTCTGGATGTCAAGCCAGTCGCCTGTGTTGGTGGAGGTACGGAGGTCTTTCACCTGATAGGGGTGAAGGAACGCCACATAGTAGGACTGAGCGCCTACCTTGATGGGACGGATGAGCGGATTGGAGGTCTTCGCAATCGCCACGGCACGATCCAGCAGCTTGAGGCTGAACGTGTCCGAGGTCGAAAGCGAGGCTTCCGAAGTGTGGTCCGTTTCATCGTCCTGCTGACGGATGATCCAGCGGCGGTCAGCACCCGTGCCAGAGGACGGCGCAACAGCGGCATTGTTGCCGGTGTAGAGCGTGTCCGACTGAGCGGTGTAGCCGGTAAGCTGGTTGGCGATGGCCGTGTCAATGCGGTCAGCGTACCAATCCTGGATACCAAGACGGGCTTCCTCACGCACGGAGAACGGAACGCGCTGCGCATCAATCGTGACCTTCATGCGGACGGCATGGGCCATATCATTGATGAGGCAGTCATCGTAGTACACCGAAAGGCTCTCTTCGTTGCCTTCAAGTGCTTCGGTTTCGCCCACGCCGCGACCAGAAAGCTGGAGACGGAGAGGAACACGGATACGGTCGCCCGCGCCCTTGCTGGTGTCGTCAAAGACCTGGATGAGGTTGTTGGAAGACGTGCCAAGAAATTTGCTTGCCATCGTCTCCTTGAGAGCCTCACGCGCAATCTTCTTCGACCAAAGCTTTACGGCGTGCGGGCTATTCACCGGGAAATCGGTAGTAGCCATTTGATTGCCTATGAATTGCTATGGTTTTGGAGATTTCCAGCCATCACGCAGGCCAGCGGCGAAGCGCCCATCAAGGTCGGCGGCACCTGTGCATCCTTGACGCCGGATCAGCGAAAGCAAACGCCCGTTAAGGTCGGCGGCACCGGTAGGAAATCAGTGAATAGCGTTGCTACTCACGAAACATCGATGACTTGTTGCCACCGAATAGCTTGTTCCACGCCTGATCGAACGCCGCGCCCTTGAGATTGGCAATCTCGGCAACGGACAGTTCACCCTTGGACGCGGGAGCGCCACCAGCAGAGGCAGAGACGGCAACCGCCTGCTTGGCCTGCTGGAGCGCGGGATTGGTCGGGGCCACGGGAGCCACAGGAGCGGCGGCTGCGGCCTGCTTGCCCTGGAAGCCTCTGGCCTTGGCGAAGTGATAGATGGCCTCTGCCGGGTTCCTACCGTTCCTGACGGCGGTATCGACAAGGGTCATCTCCTCGCGCTGGAGAATCTGTGCAATGGCATTCTCAGGGGTGCCAAGGGCGGCAAGTTCCTGTGCGCGGGACTGAAGCGCATACTGATAGGCTTCCCGGTAGTCGGGAACCTGCTGGGCATACTGTGTTGCCGCCTGATAGGCCACGGCGTTCAACTGCTGGGCATACTGCTGCTGCGCCGTCATTTCCTGCATCTGGCGAAGCTGTTCCTTGGCGTATTTCAGAGCGCCGATGGGGTCCGTCTCGGGATCGGGTTCCTGGAACTGTTCCTGCTGCGGCTGGCCCTGCTGCTGCATGGCGGCCATATAGCCCTGCATCTCGGCCATCTGGCGCTCATATTCGGCCAGCTTGCGCTCGTATTCGGCCCGCTTCTGGCGCTCTTCCTGAAGAGCCTTGAGGGGAACGCGGCGGTCATGTTCTTCCGTGGCCGTTTCCTGCGGCTGAGACGGTTCAGGAGCGGCATCCTGCGCTTCCGGCATGGTCGGTGCCGGATCGGCGGCAACAGGCTCTGGAACGCTTGCAGGGGCGTCTGCCCCGGCTTCGGCCACTTCCTGCGCCCAGGACTTGGACGGCTCTGCGGAAGGCACGTTCAGGCTGTTGAGAAGGTCGGACATTAAAACTCCATCGGGGGGTTGACGATTGAGAGGCCGAGGCGGCCCATAGCCACGAAAGGCTCCTGCGCGGTCACATCGGCAGCGGCGAAGAGCGCATCGACGGCGGCCTGTGTGGTGGTGACGCCCGCAGCGGAAGCGGCCTGATAGACAGCCACCGGATCACCGGGTTCGCTGGCGATCATGATCCACGCGCCGGTTTCGTCCTGCTCGTAGACCTGAAGCGGGACCATGTAGGCGAACTCCGGCGGCACGAAGCCGGATGAGATGTAG